GACTAAACATTTGATCTGGTTTGTATGTAAAAAAACTTGTAAAACCTAAAACACTTTCATCGAATGACAATGTGTTGTATACGCTTGAATTGTAGATTATATTTTGTTGTGTTGAAATTACATACTGTTTATTATAAATATCCCAACCACCAACTATGTTACCAGGAACGTTATTTACATCTATATCACCGAACTCGTCTCTAAAGTAGTCGCTCATACCATAGTTAGAAATCTCAGTTAATCCGTCCATAGATAATCTTAGTACGGAATTTCTATTTTTATCAGTAAAGTATTTTCTGTACCCATAAGTAGCAAAACTTCCTGGATCTTTACTTATACCAAAATTTCCAGCGTAAGGTTGCAGCGTGCCTATTGTAGTATTAACATTAGATATACTAGAACTACCTTCAGCTGTATATATAGCGTCTTTATCTATTAGAGCTCTTGAAACTTTAGACTCTTGAAACACAATAAGGTTCGTGTCTTCAGCGTGTAGTTTTTGTATAGTTCCATTAGCTGGGTCAGCTGACTTAGTTATCTCTTCTGCTACTGAAAATACGTTTGTTTGGTTAATACCTGTTCTAGAATTAAATATCCCAGAATATATTAAGGAATTACCTCTGACAGCGCCATTAGGTTCATCTTCAACCAAGTAAGCTCTAACACCATAATCAACGTTAGTGTTATTAAATCCACCTCTTATTCTAGACTCTTCTATGGCCCAATTATTTACGCTAGGTTCTGGAAAATCAATTATTTGAGGGTAACCTCCAATATCGCTAGGTATTCCAAATGATCCATTCCAAGCTGGAGCTTGAGCAGTTTCAACTTCTTGATTTATTTTTTTTAATAAAAAAGTATTAAAATACTTAACTTCTATTACCGCACCCATATATTATTACTTATTTTTATTTTTTATTACACTATACTAAACGTATAACCAGTGAAAGTTTTTGGAGTTACAGATTGATATTGAGGATCATTGTCTTGAGTAGCGCATATTGAAGCTGCAGCTAAAGGTGCAAAAACGTCATTAAACATCCAATTAGAAATAAACGGGCAAGAACTAGTTTTACTAGCATTTGTATAGTCTAATTGTATATTAAGAGATGTACTTAGTGCAGACCAAGTTCCCAAGTATACATAAAATCCAGATCTACTAGCATTGGTACCGTCTTCGGCCTCTATTACTGTAAAATAATAAGAAGTGCCAAATCCGCCGAACGTAGTATATGCATATTCATTTATGGATAAAACCTGTACAGAACTATTAATAGTTACTGTTATCTCGTCAAAGTCACCTCCAGCATCTGTGACTCTTATCAATAATGGATATACACCAGCTGGTAGCGTATTTACTTGATTGTTATTTATTCTACAAGTAGAAAGATCGTCTCTTGATGTTATACTTAAAGAAAAATAATTTAAGTTATTACCACTTATTATTGACCAAGTTAATTCTCTACCCTGCAGAGGGCTTTGGAAGCTAGCTCCATTCTCAGCTGTTATTGTTGCTAGAAGAGTGTCGGTGCCATCTGTATCCACTGTGAAACCTGCAGGAGGATTAATTATTGGATCTACATTGTTTAGACTTATAGTTTTATCTACAAAAGACTCTATATCGTTAACAACCGCTTTAAATCTAAAGTTCCAAACTCTAGCACCCTGATTACTTCCGTAATATATGTTGTTAATAAAATCACTTGTAACAGATACATTGTAATAATTAAAATCACCAACTAAATTACTTGTTAATTGAAAATAAGAAGAAACATCAAAAGCAACTGACTCTGTGTTAAATACAGAAAACAATGTAAAGCTACTAATTTCTGATGCAAGTATATTTGCTCCAATTCCATTAACCAAAGTAAAATCATTGCTAGATATTTTTTCTCCAGCTGTTATACTTTCGTCAAATAAAGAAACATTGTAATCTGTTGAAAATCCACTAACTATATTAGCACTACCACCTACAGCATTATTTACTTCTGATATTAAACCAGAGGTAGATGTTTCCCAAAATATATCTAATCTTGATTCCGCTGGCGCAGTTTCTAAAATAGCTAGATTAGACATTGACCCTAAACCAACACCACCAATTGTACCAAATTGTTTGTTTGCGTTTTGAGAAGTTGTGAGCTGTGTTAACAATGGGTTGGATTGCCAATTTTGAAATATAGCTAATTCTGCATAAGAAGACGTTTCATCTAATCTATTAATATTGAAATTTTCAAATAAATTTTGTATCGCTGTTGAAGTAAAAAACGTTTTATCTGGGTAAAATTGTTTATTGCCAATAGGAGATGCTATTACTTCGGAAATATCAACTCTGCCGAATAAGCGCACTGAACTTCTAAATTGGTCTTGTAATGGTCCAACTTCAGATAAGTCTCTTGGTATTTTATTTATATTATCATTAAGTAAAGATAAATATGTAAAGTCTAAGTCTTCGTTCGTATTAAACGGATTACCTTTTAAAGCTCCAGCTGTATAAACATTGTAATATTCTTGTTGTGTTTGTTTTACTACTATTTTATAAGAATACCAACCTGTTGGATTATAAGATTCCGATGTAACATCTCCGTTGTAAATTCCATCTGTTATAGGTTGGTTTAGTAATATTTTTAAAGAATTTCCCCTCCATTCATCAATATTAGCTCCTATGTTTTCATCTACATAAGGCGAATACAATGTGGAGCCTGAATAACTAACGTCTCCAACAGTTATAGTTTCTTTATTATTTGAAAGTATTACTGTTGACTGTCTTCCAAATCTATCAGCTAAAACAAACCCTATCTGATAGTTTCTGTTTGTTTTAACACTGCTGTTTGGGTATTCTACAGAGCTAGTAGTATTGTTGACTAAATTAAAATCAAATTTTTCTGTAGCCGCTACGTTATAGTTTAAAAATGCTGGCGGATTGTTTTTGTTTAAAAAGTTACCATATACAACTCTGTTGCTTATAATCTCTTGAGCCAATGCTTTTACTGGCACTTTATCATATACTCTAGTTACTTCACTAGAAGGTAGAGTTTTGTATGGTTTTTGAGACTTATATATATATTCAAACACATCAACAGTTTGATCCACACTCTCATCAAGATTATTAAGATTTATTGTTTCGACAACTTGTAGTGCTAAGCCGTCAGACTCTTTATATATAATATCTATTTCTGTTATATGGAAATCATTGTTTAGATATTCAATATTGCAAGGTAATTGTAATTGTAAATTTATTTGATTAACTTTATTTTCCATAAACTTAACTATAGTTGAATCAAAAGTTTCTTTTTCATTACCTCTATTTAACTCTGTATTTAGAAAATATCCGTCTTGCTTAGGTATAAAACAAACTTGTGTAAACGGTGCTATTAAAGAATATTCACCATCGTCAAACCTAAACCTATAGCTAAACCTAACAAACTTGTCCTCTAAGAAACTAGCATCACCAGAGTAGTCTTTTTCATAATATGGGTTGAAATTTAAAACCAACTCTGCAAAATCAATATCTATTGTTACTGGTCCAGATAAAGTAATAGTACCTTCTGTTGCTGAAGCAGATGAATAAGAAGTTATTGTCTCTTCTAGTTTTACAAGGTTACCACTACTATTTATATAACCTAAGGTAAATCCTGATACAGGGACATTAGGATAAACTGGTATTGACAGATTTGTTATTGGTATTGTATTAGATGCTGTAACAGCCATACAGTTTGCAGAGCCACCATTAGGCAGCGCTTTACTAACGACATCTTTCATTGTTGTTTCGTAATCTCCAGAACTTAATGAACTAGCTTTGTAAAGATTAATTGCTTGATGTGGGTAGTACTTAGCCACGGATATTTGATCTTCTGTCGTGTAGTATGTAGAATTTTGAGAAGCTGAAACAACATTTATTTTTCTTGGCTGATTTCTATTATCAGTCCAGAACAATAAATCTTCTAGTAAGTTAACGCCAAATATAGGGTTTAGTTTACTAAAATTCAAAAAAGCTCCTTCAACTAATTTAGTGAAAGAATTAGTACCAGCATCGTATTTATATATATAATGATTAGATCCAGGACCCGACGGAAAGTAACTATTAGTAATGTTGTCTGTTAAAAAAATATATATACTGTTGGAAAATTCGTCAGATAAATAACCTATAGAAGACAAATTTGGAGCAAAGCTTATAACTTGACCTACACTAAAATTAACAGCACTACTAAATGTTATATCTGTTATAGGGTTAGGTTGAGTGTTGCTTACACTTGTAGCTATTATATTGTTAATGTAGTCGTTTGTAATGACCTTGTAACCAGGAAACAAAGATCCAGATATATTTTGAACTCCTATACCTATAGAGGCATAAACGTTTGAAACAGTTGCAGTTGCCACTATTGGTGTAAAGTCAGCAATCAAAGCGTTACCTAATACATTTTCTAGAGCACCTACGTCTGAACCTTCAGATTTACTAATTTGAGCATTTATAGCGTTTCTATATTCTCCTGATGGTAGTAACCTATCATCAAGATCTTTATTCATTTTAGACTGTATAAAAGCATTTTTAACTTCCGCCATTTGATTTTAGTGTTTTATCCATTTAGATTTACCTCTAAAAACTTGTATTATTTCACTAAGTTTTAAGTTAGACAATCTTATTTTAGCGTTTCTTAATTTTGCGCTTTTTTCTCTTTTTAACCTATTAACAATGTATTCAGGTTGATTGATTCTAGACGCAATAATAGCGTGACTAATATAAGCATACATTGCTTCTTCAGCTAATTTAGGCACTCTAGTATCAGAGTTAGTAGAAAGACCATCTGAAATGTATTCTAATATTATAATTTTATTTACTAAATCAGATGAAAAAGAAAACTTACCTTCACGTTCATTTATCGTAAAATAACCATTTATATTAGCGTTGACTGGATCTAGACCATACATCTGTCCAGATCCGTAAGACTGATCGCCGTAATAAAAATTCCACCCAAACTCACTATTATCGATAGATTCATTTCTTAATCTTAAATCGTTAGTTCTCCATCTTTCTTCTGTTATAGAAGTTCCTTCGATATTATTGTCAAAATTATCTTGAATAGGCAAACCTGCGTTATCCTGTAAAGGATTACTATACGTATTACTTGTCAAGTTAGCTGGTAGTATTGGATGTTTAACACCTTGATTATCAACCCATGAAATGTTAACATAGTTTACGTAATCTTGAGGTATGGCTACACTTAAGCTAGTTGGTATTGTTAACTCCTGTGAGTTTACGCTTTTCAATACATCATAACTAAATTCTTGCACCGCTCTCTTAGCGTGAAACAATATGTCAGTTCTATTTACTCTCTGTATTAGCTTATCATCACCTACATACGCAACTATAAAGTTGTTTATAACGTCGTTTAATTTTATGTATGCGTAAGAACCATAATTATCTTCAACAACATTTCCATAAGCTTTATCACTATATGTTGATCCATAGTTGCCGCCATCCAACCTTTTTAATTGAACCGTAATGTAAGTTCCATCCGCTGGAGGAGAATCAAATCTTATAGTATTACCAGATAAAATATAACCGCTTGTTATTTCAGTCCAACTGTCTGGTAATCCATTAGGGCTTGAGTATAATTTAAAATTATTTTTAGCGTAATTCGTATTGCTTGGGTCAGCGCTGTACCAAACTAAGTCTGTATTAAATGTTGTTGTAAAAGAGTAATTTGACCCGTTACCCTTGAATCCTTGCGCACCTTCATAGTACTGTCTATTGGTTTCTTTTATTAATGACATTTACTAACTTTTTTGATTTATTTCATTTTGTTGTATTTCTGAGGCTGCGACTTGTATAATTTGTGGATCTTTTAATATAACTCCTGAATAAAGTAATATTCTAGTTATAACGTCAACTTGCTCTGAAGGATGTAATTCGAAGTTTCTAGACAAAGAAACATTATATAAATATTGACCTACATTACCAACGCTGTAAGCCCAGGTTACATTTTGTGGTTTTCTAATAAAACTAACAGATATATTATTCGTTATACTACTGGGGCTAACATCTAAGTAGTTCACGCTATTATTATTTTGACCCTCATATAGATACACTGGGAAATTCTCACTTGGAGCAGTTAAATCTGATTTGTTTATTTCGTAAAACTCACTTTTTTGCAGTCTCTGAACTCTAACTGGGTAATTTATGTTTTTAGAATACAGTACTGTGCCTAACTTGTAAAATTCGCAATAATTAACTGGAACTGGCACTGTATTATATATAACAGTTTTTCCGCTAAAAGTGCTTGCTGGTAAAATGAATTTACCAAAAGAAAGATCATAAGTACATAATCCTTCTTCTTTAAAAACCGCTATTTTATCATCTAAGCTTGTCTGTCTACTAGAGTAATCATAATCTGATTGAGGCACGCGAAGCTGTTGGTTAATGTCGTCAAAATACCTTTCAAATATATCAAGTTGAACTTGAGTTGCTGTTTTATTAAATTCGTCAGGCGTTATGTAACCACGTTGTTCTTTGTTTAATATTAATAAAACTGTCTTGTACACAGTGTCTACGTTTATAGCCATTTTTTGTTTTTGTTTTTAAGAAGAAAAATTAGTAAAAATCAATCTAGATTTTGATCTCTCTAACTTATCTATTTTCTCGATTAATAATCTCTGAAGTGTTGCTGGGTTTGTGCTTTCTCTGTTGGCTAGTATTGCATAAACTATACACGAGTATAGAGCTTCTTCTGCTAACTTTGGAATAGCGGCTGATTCGTCAGTAGTTAAAGCATTTGACAAATATGTAAAAACAAAATTAGGATCACCTACGTTGCCAGGATTGAAAAAAATCTCATTAGCAGAGTAGTTAATATAGTATTGTTCATTTAGTGGTGAACCTGATGCAGTTTCTGTATAAGGTGTGCCATCTACTTCTATAGATATTATAGCTACAAAATCACCAGGTAAACTATATGGCGACGTAAGAGTAGCTTGTTCTACTGTAAATTGGCTTTTTAAAGTTTCGTACGCAAACTCTTGTAGGCATCTTCTAGCGTGGAATATTACTTCAGTTCTTTTTAAATCTGGTATTAACTTGCCTGGACCAGTATAAGATATTATAAAGTTGTTTATAATATCATTTAAAGATATGAAAGCGTTTGAAATTGATGTATTTGCCATTTTTTGTTATTTTTGAGAATCTGTATTTATTTGTTGTTCTTTTTGCATGCTTAATTGCATTGCGAATTGATCTTTAGTCATAACACCGGCATATCCAAGTATTTTATCTATCAATAGAGGTTGATCAGATTGATGAACTTCAAAGTCAACTGAGCTTATTGGATTGTATATATAGTTACCTAGATTAGGATCTATAGTAAAACCCCACTTAGGATTTGCTGGGAACTTTAAGTAACTAACATCAACATTTCCATTTATAGGTGGATATAATGTTATTTTATTAAGTTCGTAAATATAAACTGGATAATATTCAGTTGGAGCTGTAAGAGGCGATTGATTAGTTGTATATAAATCAATCTTTTGTATTCTTTGAGCTTCTCTGTCATTATAGGCAACGTAACCAAGTTCTTGTACGTTGTCGTCTAGAACTATAGAACCACTTATAGCATTAACTGTTTCCTGAACTTTAAATAAAGATATTTTTTCATCTAACAATGCCATTCTATCGGCATAAGCTAATGAAGTTTGAGGCAATCTAAGAGTTTGATTTAACTCGTCGAAATATTGAGTAAAAACCTCTTGCTGAGCTTGAGCAGCTATCTTGTTAAACTCCACTGGTGTTATAACACCTCTTTTTTGCTGTTCTAGTACGACTAATACAGTCTTATAAACTTGATCTATGTTTATTGCCATTTTGTTTTTTTTAAATATATAACCGGCCGCGTTTTGAGACCGGTTATAAAATAGTATTACATGTTTTTAAAAATTTTTCTCTATAGATCGATAAATTTCCACACCTTCATCTGTCTTTAAAAAAGCAGCGAATGCTGAATATGGATTTTCATCGAATGGTACATTCATTAATTTGCGACCTGTAGAAGCCCAGCTAAATGTTCTTTGATCTTGAGACAACTTAATTATTCCATTTTCAGCAGCCTTAATTGCAAAGTTTCTTAATTGAACATTTTCATCATTCGCAAGTTCTAAGAACAATTCTGAGTTATTCCTAGCAAATAATAATAAATCTCTTTTAATCTCCTTAGAACTCATAGAATTGACTTTAGAACCGTGTTCTACCCTCATTATAGCTTCAGCATGATCAATGTCCATTGTTCTAGCTGCAGTCATAGCGTCAATTTGTAAATCTAAAATATCTAATTCGTCTTCTGCTACTTCAACAGGACTAAATTCATTATATATGCGACCTTTTAAAGGGTGATATAATGATAATAATTTTTGTAAGTTTTGTTTTTCTTTTGGTACAATTAGTGTGCCGTTTTGGAAAATGATATGACCTAATGTAGCTTCTCCATCTTGTTCTTTTTTGAATGGAGATGCTTGGTTTGTTGCATATCTAATTTCTTTTTGTTCACCAGTATCTTTATCAAAATATAATAAAGCATGCTTAGAAGTGTGTCTAGATGGAATCGTAAAAGTAAGTGGACTAATGCCTCTTGCTAAAATATACGTTCTATCTTTAATCTCCCAACTTGGTTTTGATTCTTTTTTTTGTACAGGAGTTACTTTTTCAACAACCTGTTCTTTAATTTCTTGAGTAGCAACCTCATCTTTTTTTGCTGTAACTTGTTTTGCCATAATATAATAAAATTAAATAGTTTTTAAAAGCGTGACATTAGGCTATGATATGTTCTAGTAATAGGCTATTGTCATATAAAGGTAATATTTACCCCCGTTGATTTAACGAGGGTAATATTACATAATAATTATACTCCTTGGAATAATACGAAGTTATTAGCTCCTTGTACACATAAACATCTTTCAGATAAGAAGTTTACTTCCATTGCATCTAAATCAGAAGTAAATGCTCCACCAGCAGAACCAGTCAACCAAGTTTTCATTCTTCTGTCGTCAGCTTGAGAAGCTCTATAACGAACGTGTAAGAATGGACGTCTGATGTTAGTTCCTAAGATTTGATCATATACTGTAGAAGTTCCAGCAGGAATTAATACACCTTCAACACTAGCAACAGATCCTTGGATTGCTCCACGAGTTGATGCATCATTTAAGTATTTCCAGTCAGTCTTATAGAAGTCATAAGAACCTCTTCTAAATCCAGTGAAACCTAAGTTCAACGCCATATCTTCAGAGTTTTCGAACAATCCATAAGCAGTACCTCCGTTAGAACCAGAAGAGATGCTAGCTAGCATATCATCAAAATCCAAAGAAGTTTGTCTGTTTAAGAATAACATGTTCTCTTCAATAGCTCCTTGAGTATCTAGGTTTTTCAAGATTTCATCAAAAGCAGCTAAACCAGTAGCAGCAGTAAATCCAACGTTTACGTTACCTCTATCTTTAATAGCAGCAAATAAACCTTGAGTACCTTTAACACCAGCAGCTTCAGCTCCAGAAGAAGCAGCAGCTTTTTCACCTTCAACTACAGACATTTCTAAGTAATCTTCGAAACGTAATCTAGTTTCAGACTCAGCTTTTAAGTACCATAAATATCCACTAGCTCCATCTTCTGTAGCAACTTCAACCCAACCAATTTGAGCCATATCAGATCCAGAAACAACGTATTTGTTTCTAATTATGATAGGAGAGTTTGAATATTGAGTAAATGAAGGAGTAATAGATTTGTAACCGTTAACGTCTGTCAACCCAGTAGAGTTAGCAACGCTAGAACCTTTACCATACTCAGAACCGTATACAAAGATTTTTAAACCTGTAGCAGCTAAAGCTCCAGTGTTTGCAGCTGTATAAGGAGCAACTTCAATAGTAGCAGTTGAACCAGTTTGAGATGATTGTAAAACTAAAGCTTTCAACTCTAATCCAGCTGGATCTAAGATAACGATAGTTTGGTTTTTAGAAATTACGTTTTCAACGAATGCGTCTCCAGAACCTCCAACTGTGAAAGTTAAAGTATTTGTTCCATCGTTTGCTACGTCGTTGTAAGCTACGTGTAATCTATTTTGCTCAGACCAAATTACTTGATCAGATGTCATTGGCATTTCAGCTCCTACCATACGTAAGAAACCAGATAAAGTTCTGTTTCCGAAACGCTCTACTTCTTGCTCGTAGATTTCAGGTAAGTATTGTTGTGCGAATGTATTTGAATCTCCACTTCCTGATCCTCCGTTGAAAGATAAAAAGTTAGATTCTAAAATTTGTTGTTTTTGACTCGGTTTAATTGAACCGAAAGCAGGACTTAATGCCATAATTTAAAGTTTTTAGTTAAATTTTTTTGTTTTAATTTTTAGTTTTGAAGAATCAAGTCCACTAATCGCTTTAACTTTTAATCCATTAACAAATACACTACCACTTGCATTTTGCCTAGGTTCTGTTGTTATGTTTTTAGATTTAGCAATAACATCTTTAACCGCGTCAGCTTTACCTTGCTCGTAAAAATGTTGTGCTATTGTGTCAGCGTTTCTTGCAGCATAAATGGCTTTGTGATAACCTACAGCATCTGCTACATTTCCTTCTTTATCTAGGAACTTCCCTATAAAATTAGAAATATCAGATTGTGCTTCAGCTACTTCGTTAGGATTTTTTACTCCATATCTAAATCTTTTTTCACCAACGTTGAAATCAAAACCTTTGAAATCTTGGTTTAATAAATTTTTAGTTTTTTGTAAAAAATCACTATGCCTTTTCTGTGCATTTTCTTGATCTTCGTTGTATCTGTTGAAAAAGTCTACAGCTTTTTGTTGCTCTTGAGTTACGCCCGGTCTCAACTTGATCTCGTCGTAGTATTTACTCTTAGTTTGCTCTAAAAAACCTTTAGCTTTAGCAACTTCCTCTTTTAACGCAATTTTTGCCTTGCGTATATCTTTCTCATCATCTAGCTCTTCGTCATAAGAAAAATCTTCTAAAATGATGTTTATATCTTCCTCGTCTAAATGAGGTTTTGTTTTTCTATAATACTCTCTTAGTAAAGTCTCTTCGTTGACGTTAGAATAATCAGCGTTTAATCTAACATAATCTTCTAACGTTCCTCCTGTCTCTTCCATAAAAGAAACTAACTTTTCTATATTTTCAGGTAATGGTTTACCTGTTTGCTTGTTTTCAGCTATAGCTTCTTTAAGATCCTTAGAAGTTTCCGCGATCTGCTCAGCTGTTATTTCTTCAATTACTTGTATTTGCTCTTGAGCAACATTTTCAGCGGTGCTTTCGTTTCCTTGTCCCACTTCTTGCAATTCCACTTCGGGTTGTTCTGTGCGTAACACGCCGCTCTCTGCGCTTTGTTCTTGAATGGCATCTACTTCCTCGTTTTTAATTACAACTTTAGTAACCTCTGGTATTACGTTTCCCTGAGATTCTGGAGCTGTATTTGGTATTTCTACCTTAGTTATTTCATTTTTTTTACCTAAATTTTTTGGTTTACTAGGTTTGGATTTCATTTTGAAATCTCCTTCTTGTTTTACTTCCATGATATAATATAATTAAATAGTTTAAATTTTACCTAGGTTCAAATCCACCTAAACCAAATCCACCTAAAACATCATTATTTGATGATTCAAAATCTTTTGGTAAAGAGTCGTTTTTTCTTTGGTCAATCAACTCGGACTGTTGAGTTGCTTGTATTTTAGTTCTTTGGTCTTTTCTATCTTCCATAGCATCTAGTTTACTTTTGTCTGCGTTAGCTCTTACTTGAGCCAACTGCATTTGATAATTAAACTCTTCAGCCATTAATTGTTTTTTGATCTCAGCTTCTTGTTGCATTTGTTGTATCTTAAACTGAGATTTACCTTGCTCTATCTGCAACTCCGTTTGAGCTAATGCTTGTTGTTTTTGCACTTCAGCCAACGCAGCTTTTTCTGCAGTTTCCGCATTTGCTTGAGCTTGCGCTTGTATATTTTGTAGTTGAGTTTCTTTTGCTTGCTTTATCTTTTGCTTTTTCTTTTGTTTTAATACTTGATTCGCTAATTTAAGGTTAGATATTTGCTGTATATCAATAACGTCATCTAAATCAATTCCGCCTGTCTGTAAAGCTATTTGTATATTTTTTTCTAATTGTGCTTTTTCTTCTTCTTCTGGCTCTAGCTCTAAAAATATTCCAAACTCATGCATGTTTAAATACTGCATTTGCTCTAATGTTCCAACGTTAAACGTATTTATAGAATTCATTAAGGCGTTTTTAGTCAAAGGAAAACTAAGCATATCAGAAACTCTCAAGCTTATGTTCTCACATGTTCTAACAGTGATATACATTAATGATTGTAATATATGTTTTGTAGCTACATTTGAATTAGCTGCTGCTAATTTCTGTAAACCAACTAAAGAATCTTTAGCAGGCATACTGCCATCTCTAGCTTCGTTTAATCCAGTTACATCACGTATCATTTGTAAATAATATTGATACGTCTGTATTAAAGCTTGTATTTTACCAATACCTGACGACGCGTTTAATTCTTGAATTGGTACTTTACCTCTATTTATATCTCCGTCTTGAGTTAAAGATCTTCCAACTATACTACCAGTTTGGAAGTACATATTCAACGCTTCTTGAGCGTTATATGAAGTTCCATTACCTAGGTCTACTTCAGCTAAACCATCTACATCAACAAAAACACCATCAGGAACTAATTTAGATAGTACTTGCTGTATTTTTAGATGTGTAATTTGAATCATATCAGCAAAACCAATACACTTACTTACTAAGCTATCTATTCTACCTTTGTACATCCTAGGAGCAGATATAGAATAATTCATTTCTACTCTAGTTTGATCACTATATGGTCTAGTCATATTTTCAGCTAGTTCCCATCTTAGCATTTTATCGTGACCTAATATTTTAGCTCCACTGTACAAAACCTCTATAGATCTAGAAGCTTTACTAAAACTATCATTTTCAGGTGGATCAAATCCATCGTTTTTTTCTATAGCTTTTTCAAGACCTTGATCTGTTTGTTTTATTTTAAATACTTGGTTTGTGTATGTCTTGTATTCAAAGTACAAAACTTGTACCGTGTCATAGTTGTCATCTTGACCGTTGTGTTGTCTAGTGTAGTTTTGTTGGCCAGGATATTTTTGTATTTCTTCTAAGTCTTCATTTGTTAAATTAGAAAACTGCTTTTTAAGTTCTTGCAAAGAAATTCCTTTAACTTCACCTACGTAATATATATCTTCAAAATTAGGATCTTCTGTATAGGAATAAACTAAATTAGCAGGATCAACATACTTTACAGTAACACCTTCGGACAAATTAAAGTCAGTTTTCGTACAAGCTATTCCTAAAATAGTTAAGTCACTAGCTAACCTCTTCTTTGTTTCTTCATATCTATTAAAGTCTAATATATTGTTTATGACCTCTTCTTCAGCTATTTCAACAGCTTGTTTATAATTTAGTTGCATGTGCAACTCTAATTCTTCTTTATTCTCTGGTAAATCTTCTTCGCTAATAGTTGTAGACCTTAAATCTACACCTAAATTTTGTTTTGCTTGTTTTATTAAGTCTCTAGCGAAAGCATCTCTTGCTAAAGCTTCTGTATAATCTGTTCTGTGTTTTAGAGCTACTGGATCTGTCGCAAAAGACTTTATTTCATATCCTTTGTCTGTCATTCCATTTACTACTATATCAACAAACTTAGACAAAACGGCTACAGGTTGCCAATCTAAATTAAGATAAGACAAATCACCATTTACAGATAACTCATCTTTATATTTTTGAATAGACTGTTCTCCTCTAGCATATAACCTAAGTCTATGAAAGTTTTGCCAGTTATTACCAAATCTTCCGCCAGCACCTACACCACGGTCACCTCTAAACCATTCATTTTCAATAGCTCTTCCTACTTCGTACCCGTACTCGTAACTTTGCTTTACGGAATCAGGTACTACCTGACTTGGAAATGTGCTGTTTACGCTTTTGTAAATCATTTATTTTATTATTTTTGAAACGTGACCTTCGTTATCGTATTTACCAAAAAATATCGAAACAGGTTTTTTATCTTGTTTATACACTGGCGTGTACTTGTTTTTGTTACATGCCATTATAGCTAATCCAGAACTAATAGTTGCATCAAACTTTGTTCTATTGTTTATATTAAATTTAGCCCAATCCTCTAACGTTCTTTGAAAATACATATTACCATAACCTCTTTCTGTTGCTCCAACGAAATCATTTATGTATGTTTCAATAGCTGCAGCGTGAGCTTGTTTTATATCTTCACTTGAGTTAGGTATTCCTCCTATTTCTTTCTCTGTTGTTGATAGGTGACCATATATTTTGTCTGGTCTATTCATTGAGAAGCCTCTATAACCTCTTCTTTTAAAATAATATAAAAGTCTAGGTTTATTATTTTCAGCTAATATTGGCATTCCATAAAATATGCAAGCCATTAGTACGTCTTCAAAAAACATCTCAGCAGTTTGTGGTCTAGCAATATACTCTAAGAAAAACATATTAGCAGGAGCATTATCCATACTAAACTTAGTTAAACCATGTAAAGACCCATTGGATCCTCTTGAATCTACTGTACCTGATATATCGTAACTATCACAACCAAAAGCTCCAATGTGTTCGTTACCAGGATATTTACCGCCATTTTTAATCAAAACGCTATTTTGTAATTCTATAGGAGGAACCCAAGATACCAAAAACCTTCCGTCTGAGTTAGGTGTAAATATAACCCTAGTATCTTTAACTCCATTCTCCCACTGGAAACTACCTCTAGTAACCATTTTAGAATTATTTAGATCTTCGTTATAATCTATTTGCTCGTATATCTTTGTTAAATTAAATAAAGATAATTTAGCTTCATCTCTAAAAGCGTGTTTTTCTGTTCTTGGGAATTGACGATAGTATTCATTTAAACCATCTTGATCATTTTTCAATCCCTCAACTTCATTTTCCCAATGCTCTATTACTCCATATTCTATTTCTTGTCCACTAGGATCTACAGTACCTTTTTTCGGTTTTTCGAATACAGGTAATCCATAAGTATCAATGAATCCTTCGTAATTCCATTCCATAGGTATGAACAAAGAATATAGTCCTGAGCTAGTCTGTCCATTACGGTTTCTATTTTTAACATTTGAAGAGTCATAAAGTTTTTTAAAGTTACTACCTCCTTTATCTAAAGCGTTAGATGTTGAACCCATCATACACTTACCAACTATCCTAGAACCTAATCTTAATGTTGTTTTAGTTACACGCCAGTTGTTCAATATATTATCAGGTCTTTCCCATTTTCCACTTTCATCATGAACTAATAATCTTAGTTTTTCACCATCATAAGAGTTGTCACCTGTATTTTTCCAGTCAATAGTAGTATCTAAACCATCAAGTTCCTCTACTACATTTCCTTCGTTTAATTTTTTTCTAGTTAATTTAGACGCTGGTATTCTATAAGCTAATTCTGTTTTAGGTCTATCCATACCGTCTTGTATCGGTTTGAAAAAGAACGGATAATTAATCGATATTGGCACGACTTTATCTGTAAACATTTTTTTAGCATCACTACCTGACTTAGATAATATACCGAAACGAGAATCACTAGATATTGTAGCTTGGTTAACTACTTCGCTTGAAGCCATAAAAGAAAATCCAGATCGTCTATTCTTTAAGTAACACATACCGTAGCATCTATTATCGGCTTTGCAAGCTTCCCAGAATATAAAAAATATTCTATTTGACTCTCTATAGTCTGCAGCACCTACATCTATTTTAGACCACTGCAAATACATATAATGTGAGCCAGTTATATACGTTGGTATACCATTATTATAAAACCAAAAACCTTCGTCTCTTCTTTTAAACTCAGTATCTATATAGTCATACCATCTCTCTTTAAATTCGTTGGTATGTTTTTCCCAATCAAAAACGCTTTTTATTTTAGAAAGTTCTTTTGGGTACTCTAGCTTGTTCCACATTTGCTCTTTCTTATCTTCAGAGCATTTGTATATTTTTTTTGGCTTTAAAGGTAAAGCTATTTTTAGATCTTGTATCTCTACAACTTCACCTATAGTGCCATCATTACTTATTATAACGGCGTCAATATCAGCATTATAACCTCTAGTCCACTTTTTGTACCTATTGTTTCTATCTAGCAAGCTTGGTTTTACGTAATCTTCTAGAGTTTTTATTAAAGTTTGTTGATACATTATTTGGATCTTCCTTCAGCGAAACCTTTAAAAGTTTTCTCTTGTTTAACTCCACTTATACTTTCTTCTAGTAAAGCATTTTCTTGTTCTATACGAGCTAATATTTCAAAAGCATCAAAAATAGCTAGCTTTTTTGTAGCTGCTGCGTTTTTTAATCTATCAGCAGTAATATCATCACCTGAATCTACTATTTTTTCTTTAGCTACTTGAATTAACTCATCAACAGCTTTCTGCCCAGCTTCTATTATATTCCTCTTCGTTTCCTTCGTATCCATACTTTAATAAAATATCATTTGATTGCATGCAGTAAAGTCTTTTATTATCTATCATAAATTCAAACTCTCTATTTGATTTATAACCAACTAAATCACCTGGATTTATGTTTAATGATTTTAAATTACTATTACCTATTTTTAGTATACCTATGTTTTTTTCTTCTTTATCTAAAGAAAAAACATCTCTATTTTTTATTGGAACAACAAAGCATCTATCGTTTATAGATAACCATTCGCCATTTCTTTCGTAAAGGTATATTTGATCAAGTTGACAAAAGAATAAATCATCTTTAAATAACTTACTGCTATCTACAGCTTTACCTTTTTGATTGTAATATCTTCTAAAAACGTTGTGATGTATTATTATTTTATCACCAGGTTTTATTGGTGTATCAAAAAATAATGGCACAGATACTACTATAGCTTCTCTGTTTATAAACTTAAACTCTTCTATACTTGTGTTAAGCAATAGTTTTTTATCACCTACATTTTTTTCATTAGCATATCTGCTATTAGTAGGTCTTACTATAAAATCATAAACACTTCTCATTAATATTCTAAATCATATTCAACGGATATAGCCATGTTAGAATTAAACTTCTTCCATGGCAGTATCTCGTTGTTTTTCTTGATATATATACTATAAGAATTAGTATGTTCTTCATGTAGTATATGCGATATTTCGTGTCCGCCATATACTTGTTGACCTACTGAGTAATGCATCGCATCATTCTTGTAGTCAGAACCTATACTTATTTTTCTTATAATATTAGACATTATTCAACTACTTCTAAATTGTTTACGTCTTTTTTGATTTCATCGTACTCCCCAGTTTCTAAATTAATAGATACAGCACCATACTCACTTTCTAATTCAGCCTTGATTTCACTCATAACTTTCTCTGCTTCAGCTACTTCGTGAAGTAAAAAATGTTTTTGTGATTCAACAATACCAACATTTAACACGAGTTGATCTAATTTCTTTTTTTGATCTACGATTCTTTCTAATTGATCTTCTTTAATTTTGTTCATTTTATTTAATTTAATTTGTTTATGTTACTATAGTTACACACTTTTATAGAAATTTTCCAGTTAAATATCCAAGTCCATAAAGTATTGGACATAGTAAAATTAACCAAAGAGGTGTTCTATAACGAATTACCTCTTTTTCTTTTATAACAGTGTTTTTATCCAGCTTGCTTTTATATTCTTTTTCTAAAACGTCTTTGTATGCGTTTAAATCAATTTCAGCAGTTATAACGTTGTTTTTCCCCTGTATTGATACTTTACCTTGTGGTGTAGAAATAAGTTGCTTAAACGGCTTTAAATTGCCTAAACTATCGCAAGGTTGATTTACTGTAATTGTATCTGTAAATCTCTCAACTAAAACTTCTGTTCTTGTTTTAATAATAGTATCGTTTACGACTCTATCTTTATACTCAGTAATTGTTTTTTTAGAAGAGCAACCAACTAGTAAAAATAGCAAGATTATTTTTTTTATCACCATCTAGCTTTTTTACCGCGAATATCGTAATGAGTAAAAGTATCGTATGCTTTTAAACCACCTTCAGGCAATTCGCCTTTTTCTATTAATAATTCTATAAGTTCGTAAACTTGTTTTGGAATATAATCTTTCACGACAATGTCAGCCGCAATACCTAGTAGATGTTGTGATTTTGGTTTCCCTCCGATCTTTTTGTTATGTGATTTGCTTCTATAACCACTATTTATTGTTATAGATTTTCCGGTATTATCTCTTATTACCTGTAAACACTCTGCTAGCTTTTTAATATTAGCTAACACTTCTTTCGGCATTTCTGCACCATCTCTGCTTTCAAATTCAGACTTACTAAAATTTTTAGTTAGTTTCATCTTTCTTTTTGTTTTTCATTTCAATAATTTTAAGCACAGTGTAAATTATCGAAACACATAGTAAAAGTATTTTCAATGCTCTCTCTGCGTTTGTAAACGAAACCGCCATTGCAGAAGCGTTCAGTGTATATAGTCTTACGTCATCTAAACTCATTTCTTAGCATTATAAAGTTTTTCAACTATGTCCGTTACTCCTTGTAAAGATATATAAGCTGTTGCTACAATTACCCAGTCATTGCTTTCGATACTTCCGCCAAATAAAGCGACAGAAGCTATCACAAAGACTATTAGTTTTCTACTTATCCATTTAGATAGAAATAAATCTATTTTTTCTTTTCTACTCACAATTATGACTGGTTTAAAAAAAACAAATATAATTTATTTTTTATCCTTAGTAGACACGTTTAATATATCAACAATATCTTTGCTTTTGTCTTCCACTTTTTTTCCAGGCTTATAAGATACACTATATCCAGATTTATCTCTTAAAGTATATTCATTAATTTTACCTTTTTTTGGAGAAACCGTATATTTGTCTTTAAATCTCTGTTTTATTTCATCAATACCAGGAACTTCTCCAACTTTGGCTTTTTTTTCTTCATCCCCAGGACCCTCCATATACATTGGTGACTTCATGTTTAAAGGAATATCTTTTCCTGTCTTAGGCATATTACCTCTACCTGGTTTCATTTTAAAAGGTGTTTTCATTTTTTTTATTTTTTGTTTGTTTTGTTATAAGCTTCTTTTTCCCAAGGTAATTTCTTATTGCCTTCATCCATAGAAGATCTTGGGTGTTTTTTTCCTTTCCAATAAACGTATTTGTCATCGTAATCCAAATCACCTCTACTCATTTGATTTAGATGTATTTTCTCGTGTTTTATTACGTCTTTCTGTGTGTTAGGATCTAGATTAGAATTAAGCGCGATAGAACCATTCCTATTAGCTTGGCCCATTATGCCATCTTCTAAATCTAATTGATATATAGGTGTGTTATCCATAGATAACTTACCCATTCTCATCTTATATCCCATACGTTACCATTTAACTTTGTCTGCCCAATAAGCAGCGGACATTTTACCTTTAGCTATGTTTTTACCATGCCTAGCTTTAAATGAAGCTCTTTTAGCTTTCATTCTGTCAGATTCACCAGATTTAGGTTTACCAGCTGTACTAGCTCCTTGCTCACCAAATCTAATTATTTTTTCCACTCCATTAGAGCAAGCTTTAACAATATGTGATTTCTTTGCGTGGCCAGGTGTTTTTTTAGGCTTATTGCAAGCCATTTCAGCTTTGTTGACTTTAGCTGCCATATTTACATTTTTGCTCTAGAAGTTACAGGCGTAGATAAACTGCAACTACAGTCACCAATACAACCACATGGTTGCATTAACTTTAGCTTCATACCTTTTGCCCCAGAACTAGAACCTTTTCCATGTGGCCTTCCAGCTTGGCTAAGTGGACCGTCCCATAAAGTGTTTTCACCAACCAATCCTCGCGCTTGTTGTTTCATATTTTCCATATTTTTATTTTTTGTAACTTCCGCAAGCTTTTTTAAATAGCGGAGTATTATTACCTAATGAAGCTTGTCTTTGTGTAACATCTCCAAAAACTCCTTGAGCAGTAGCTTGCTGCGCACTGTTAAATACTGGTTTTGCCATACCAAGTTCATTCGATGGTACTGGTGGCGTTGTAGTATATTCAACAGGCATACCTGTTAATGGGTTTACATTTAATAATTCGTTTTGCATATTACCTTGTTTTATCTTTATTTACGTTCTTTATAGAGACTGCTAAAACTTTATCTGTATAAGTTTTGCCTCTCATTATACTATTTCTTTTTTGGCTACTCGGAATATCTTCTTTACCAAGCATCATACGGTATATTCTACTTATTAACTGTTTACCTTTAAAAGAAACTTTATATATATTAAACTTCTGATCAGCACCTTGACGTTTTCTCCAAACTGTTATCCAGTTTTCTTTCAACATTCTATTCCATCTGCGGTTATCCCAACTGTAAGAATATGTACCTTTTTTAAAATCGTCTTTAGTAAACATGTCTATACAATCTAGATATATAAGTAACTCTAAATCAGCGTCATTTAAATCATTATTCCTGCAAGCCCATTTCCTAATTATCCTATAATGTTTTAATAGATTTAAATCCCTAATGTCACTAGATTCTATTCTCATAAAACAATAACAACGTCTTGTAGTCTTATAACATCGTATGTAGCGTCGCCTATTTCAATCTTATGCCCAGCATGCTTATCGTAAAATATAATATCTCCTTCTTTGATGACAGATACAAGATCTCCACAGTTTACAACTTTAGCTTGCTTGTACCTAACATCTTGTCTTTGTGACTCCGTTAATAGTAATCCACCTGTTGTTTTAGATACTGGCCCTTCTTTTATTTTTTCTACTAGTATGTTATTACCTACCGCTTTCATCTCCAATTCTTAAATTATTAATTACACAGTCTGTAGATAATATAGTTGTTGCTACTGATGCAGCATTTTTTAAAGCGCTTTTAGTAACCAATAATGGATCTATAATACCTTTTTCTATCATATTAACCATCTCACCACTTATTACGTCATATCCTACGCCTTCTATTCCTGAAACCTGTATGTTTACACCCGCGTTTGATAATATCTTCTTAAATGGCGCTAGAATTGCTTCTAACAACAACTCTTCTCCTTTGTTCTCTGGTATAACTTTACTAGAAGCATCTAAAAGAGCAACGCCACCTCCCGAAACTATACCTTCTTTAATAGCGGCTTTAGTTGCGCATATTGCGTCTTCTACTCTATCAGATTTCTCTTTTAATTCTATTTCAGAATTAGCACCAACTTTTACAACGGCTACTTTACCAGATAATCTAGATAATCTCCTTTCTAGTCTTATAACATCACCTGGAGACTTAGCTTCTTTTATTTGAGCTTTAACACTTTCTATTAAGTTTAAAACCTCTTCAGTGTCTGTATTTACCTGTAGTATTGTTTCGTAATCACTAGTTGTGCTTTTATAACATGCTCCCAATAAATCTGGATTAATTATATCCAAGTCATCACCTAAGTCTTCATTTATAACAGTAGCTCCAGTCAATACAGCTAAGTCAGATAATACATCTTTCTTATTTACTCCATAAGTTGGAGCGTCTATAACATTTACTTTTATATTTCCTTTAACTTTATTCATAGCTAAAGTACTTGTTATCTTTTGATCTAAATCACCAATAATTAATAACTGCTTATTATTGGCTATAACATACTCTAATACCGACTGTATTTGTCTTATGGATTCTACAGGAGATTCAACAAGTAATACTAGTGGGTTATCTAATTCAGCAACTCTTTTTTCTTTACTTGTTACAAAATGAGAGTTTGTAATACCTTTTTCGTATTGAACACCATCAACTAGTTCAAAAGTAGTTTCTTCAGTGTCTGTAGGTTCCATTACTACAACCCCATTTTCTCCGGCGGCTTTAAAAGCGTTACCTATGATCTCTCCTAATTCTCTATCATTATTGCAGCTTATTGTGGCAATATCCATAAGCATATCGCCACTTACTTCTATACTTTTATCTTCTAAGTATTTTATAACCTTTTCTACACCTGTATTTATACCATTCTTTATCTCTCTGATATTACCGGTTTTAGAAGCTTCATAAGCTTTACTAAGTATTGAGTGAGCTAGTACTGTAGCTGTTGTCGTTCCGTCTCCAGCTTCTTTTACAGTTTTTCTAGCAGCTTCCTTTAAAAGCGTAGCACCCATGTTTTCTACAGGATCTAATAACGTTATTGAATCAGCAACTGTTACACCATCTTTTGTTATAACAGGTCTTCCGTTACTGTCCTCTAATATCACACATTGACCGCTAGCACCAAGTGTAGAGCTAACGGCTTTTGTTAATTTATTTATACCTTCAAATATTTTAATCTTAGCGTCTTCGCCAAAATTAAGATTTTTGACAATTTTGTCTGTCATGTTTTTTTATTTAATTAGATTTAATTTGACTACAAGATTATCATCACTTGAATTTACAAAATCTTACATACAAATTACTCACTAATATTCCAAGGAGCTTGTAGTGTAACATTAACTGGATTCACTATAGCGTTTATCTGTCCGCTTATATTTGCTTTCATAGCTTCCATATCAATAGCGCTCTCCATCCAACCAATAACCTGCTCTTCGCTAAGTTCTGGATATGGGGTAAATGCATCAGGTGTTGGTGTTCCAACTGATTGCGCTCCGTATACTTCTGCAGATATACCATCCTCGTTTGTTCCGTTATACCTCCAGTGCACTGTAGTTACAACATCTTGCATTCCTTCTTCGCTAACTTTGCAATCGAATGCACTAAAAATCCATTTGTAAGTAATCATAATTGTTTGTTTTAATATTCTTCTTTTTTACTATTTTCTTCTGAATGAGAATAAAGTCTTATCTCCTCTGGTTCGTGTAATACTATTGTTTGATCAAATTCCTCAAAGCTATAAAAATATTTACTGTTTAACAGTAAAGCGTCATCCTCCAGGTTATGAATAATAACATTACTGAAATCCATACACCCGTGCGCCCATCTTGTGTCTGTATAAAAATCTAAACATAAGTTAATAAGTCTACTATTAGGAGCTGCTCCATATACTGCGCATTCTATTAACGATGACTGTACGTCAAAAGTTTTCATACCAGCAAAGAAAGTATGCTTATCTTCTAGCTTGTCCATAACTATATCAAAAGATTTAATATACTTAGCATCCACGTCTACATAAACTCCTCCAAAATCTCTTAATAACAATAACTTTATTCTATCTGTTATAAAAGCCCACTTAAAAGTTTCTGGCTCTTTTATATATGCCTGTAAAAATATATCGTCTTTATATAAGTCATTAAATAATTCATCGTGTGTCCATAGTTTATATTCCCAATCTGGATGCATTTCCTTAATTTCAGTTGTCATTTCAACATACTTTTCAGGAAGTTTTTTTGGTCCAATCCAGATTTGATGTATTTTTTTTGGTATATTCATTTATTTTAATAATATGTTGAACTATGATTATATCCCCTAAAGTTAGATAACTGGTTTTTAGAACCTGCGTATGATGATACAAAGCCTGATGACCTTGAGGCAACAAAGCACCCGTTAAGAGATCTATCTGGTGGATTTATTTCGTTTACCACATCTAGTAATGTAAAGTTAGTCGTATTTGGTACTGCCATTATTTTTCTAGTTTTTCTAATCTAGCCTCTAGCTCAGCTATTTTAGCAATTAACAAATCTATATATGCAACGGATTTTATACCCTCATTATCTGTTCTTACAAACTCTGGATGTTTTTCTTCTAACTCTTGAGCGATAACACCTGCTCTTTTAACTCCAGGTTCTGACTTCAGTTCAAAGTTCTTCCAGTTAACATCTATATGATCAGTGTTTATATCACTTATATTATCCTTTAATGTTTTATCAGAAGATAGTATGAAGTTAGTTGCTGTTACTGTAGATGAAAAATATCCTTTTCCGATAAAATAACCACCCCAACCGCCGTTAGTGGCTTC